TTGACGGATGAGTTATCTGTATTGGATGAACTGTTTAATGGAAAACTCATGCTCTCAAAAATCCGTAGCGCAATGAGAGAAGTAAAACGTGCGCGGAATTATCCTGATACCTACACAGATGAAGCGATTGAAAAGGATATGTATAACTATTATTCCAACATTAGAAACCTTGCGCTTTACGACTACAATTCAGTCGGGAGCGAGGGCGAACAAAGTCATAGTGAGAATGGTGTGAGCCGATCTTATGTGGACAGAAACAAAATGTTGGTTGGGGTATTGCCGCTTGCTAAGATTGTTTAATGTTTTTTGTTTTGGGGTAGAAAAACGAAACGGAGGTGTCTTATGCAGGTAGAAGTTGCTTTTTTGATTTCTGTTGTGTCGGTCGTTTTTTCTATTTTCTTTGGCTTAAAGAACAACAAACGGTCAGACGCGGATGATATCAAAGAAAGAGTAAGACAAGATACAGTTATCAATACAAAGCTTGATACGATAACGCAAACAATTCAGGATGTGCGGAATGAAATTACTTCTATGCGGAATGACATTCAAATGCACAACGATAGAATTATTAAGGTCGAAGAGAGTTGTAAACAAGCACATAGACGGCTGGATACAATGGAAGTTCGGCTTGACGGTGGAAGGGGTGAGAGACATGAGTGATAAAACAAAGAAATGGTTGAAAGCGGCTGGCGTTCGTGCGGTTAAGACAATCGCCCAGACAGCAGTTGCCACAATCGGCACAAGCGCGGTTCTTGGGGATGTAAATTGGGTGGCTACGATTTCTGCAAGTATTTTAGCTGGCGTATTATCCGTTCTTACTTCTATTGCCGGATTGCCGGAAGTTGAGGAGTGATAGCGTGAGAACTGCTAGACGAAATCAGCAGAAAATGTATTATTCTTTGCTACTTGATGGGATTCCGGTTTACCAACGAGATGAAAACGGAGATATCGTCTACAATTTTATTGACGGGGAATTAGTTCCAATGGAAACGGGCGAAACCGAAAGTGAGTACTCCGAGCCGAAAGAGTGCTATATGTCACTTTCTATGTCGGGTAGTGAATCGGAAGATAAGGCGTTCGGCATTTCCATAAGTGGCTATGACGCAACGTGTATTTGCGCGAAAAACGCCTATCCAATAGCGGAGAATACACTTATATGGCATAAGTCAGAAATCGTCTATAAAGACGAAAATAAGACTATTCCAGATAAGACAAGCGCGGACTATGTTGTGAAGAAGTGTAGCGAAAGCCTAAATATTTCAAAGTACGTCCTTGCGGCGTTAAATAAGTAGGTGATTGTATGTCAAAACCGAAAAAATACAATGTTTTGTCGTTATCATCACTTAAACAGTTGCAGGAAGATTTGGAGAAATACTCCGATAGTCTGACGTACAAAGCGCAACGGTTAGCAGAAGAATTAGCAGAACAAGGCGTTAAAGACGCAAAGATTCATATAGCAGATTTTAACGCAATGTTTAGAGGAGATCTATACAACAGTATTCATAGTGAATCTGTTATGGATACAAAGTACGGTGCGGTATTTGCTATTGTTGCTGACGATGAAAGCGCAATATTCGTTGAAATGGGTACTGGTTTAATCGGTGCGAAACATCCATATCCGGGCAAACTTCCGGCTATGTATGCGCAAGGCGTGTATGGCAAAGCAAACTTTAAAAGGACTGGTAAATACTACTGGTTTTACCAAGGAACTGATGGAAATTGGTATTACTGTGAGGGTATGCCGTCAAGACCGTTTATGTACGAGACAACACTTGATCTTTACAAGATTGTAGAGAAAACCGCCAAGAAAGTCTTTGGGGAGTAAATGAGGTAGTTAAGATGTGGAATGACGCAATTAAAAGTAAAATCTTTACGACAATCAAGGTAAAATGCAAAACAAAGTTTAGTCTTACAGATTCAAATTTTGGCACAAATCTGATTAGCAAAACCACACCGAAATTTCCTTATATTTGCATCCATAGATTACCTGGTTCGGAAGTAGGTCACACACTCGATAAAACGGGCGTAAACGGCATTTTAACAACGTATCAAGTAGATGTGTACTCGAATGACAAAGAGAGTACATGCGATGAGATTTCAGGCTACATTGCGGATATTATGGTCGGAGACTTTATGTTCAAAATGACCATGGAACCTTATCCAGATTATTCATCTACGGATGAGTACAGATATGTGTCGCGGTATCAACGTGTGATTGGTGCAAGCGATACACTTTAAAAATTATTTTGGCGCAAAGAGGGTTAATAGCCCTCTTATTTTTATGCATAAAAAGAAAGCGAGGTATTTAAACAATGGCTAATGAAGCAGGATTATCAACACTTGGAATTACGCTTTGGGCGGCTGTAAGCACAGACGGTGCAAAGGTTACAGAGGCATCCTCTTATTCACAGCTTACCAGAATTAACGCAATCGGGGAAATGACGCTTGACCCGGAATCAATTGATGCGTCAGCACTTGAGGATTTTGTAACGAAGAATATCGCAGGCAGAAGCACCGTAGCGGACACCTACACAATTACCGTAAACCTTACGGAAGATACCATTGCAGAGTGGAAGAAACTTCTTGGAAAGAAAGTTTGCTTCATGACATTGGTTCCGGGGCTTGCAGAGGCTATTTTCGTAATTGCAACCGTTCCGACCATGCTTCCGGCAAGTGGATTAGATCAGAATTCTCTGCTTACCGTTGACATCAACTGCGTAACTAATGATTTCATTGGTTGGGATACCGCAATTGAAGTAGCTGCGGCGTAAGAACAATTAACGTGTGAGTGATTGGGGCGACCTACGGGTTGCCCCTTTCCCTTTATACATTATCAATCTATGGGAAAGGAAAATAAAACTATGAAAACATTCAAATTTGGAGACAGAGAATTAAATGTAAAGTTTGCTTACGAGCCGACACTCAAAAGCCACATTCTTTCAAAGATGGCAAAAATGGAAAAAGGTGTAGGCACGGATGAAGAAAACGTAGATATGATCGAAAACCTCATGCTCATGATTCCGGAGATTCTGCTCGTTGGATTGCAGAAATTCCATAAAGATGAGTTTGGATATGATTACGATTCCGAGGATGGCAAGGACGCAAAAATGAGCGAAGTGTTCAAACTGATGGATGAATACTTTGATGAAGAGGGTGCTGACCTCATGGAATTATATCAAGGATTGGAAGAGGAGCTGATGAAAGATAGTTTTTTATCGAGTCTGTTCAATCAGGAGAAAGCGAAAGCAAAGAAAGCAACGCGCAAGTAGAGAACCGAAAGGAACTTACTTGGGATTCATATAAAGAAGAAATACTTCCGTATTGGTTATGTGTGACTAAAGGATATGGGTTGACTGCACATGACATTAACTGGTCGTGCCCTGCGGATTTAGAACCTTATTCAAAAGCACATATGCTTGAGATGAAAGAAAAGGATACCTATATTCATGCGGCGTGCGGTTCTTATATCTTGTCAGCGGTTGCAACGGCTGTTGAACATAATCTTGCCGGACGTAAAGCAAAATCAAAGTACACGCAAGAAACCATTATGGGGCAGATCGAGAAGAATAAACCTCTTACGGAAGATGAAAAACAACGTCAGATAGACGCTTTTGTGCAGAAGATGAACACGATGAAAGCGAATTTTGACGCAAGTAAGGGAAAATGAAAGGAGTACATGTTATGTCTATTATGATAGGTAGCGCAAGGATTGACGAAAACGGAAAAGCAAGCGGTGGAGCGGCTGGCGATCAAAAACAGAAAAGTTCTACGAATGATACTGTAGGAGAAGTTTCTATGCAAGCTATGTACACGCATTCAAAGGGATGGTATATTTTGCGCTTAAAGGACACGGCTCAAGCGGCTGTTCTTGCATGTAAGATGATTACAGCATGTAACAATGCAAATATTGGGTATGACCAGAATCAGCGAACTGGAATCCTCACTTACGGTGTGGATACAAAAGTAAAGACAGAAGCAGATTGCGGTACTCTTGTTCGGCAATGTTTGAAAGAAGCAACGGGTGTAGATGTAGGAAATTTCACTACGGCTAATGAAAAGTCGGTGCTTGTAGCTACTGAACTTTTTGAAACACCGACTACATATGTTTCACAAGAAAAAACTCCCGTGTATAATGGCGATATTCTGGTAACAAAGACGAAAGGGCATACCGCCATTGTAGTTAGCGGAAATCCACGCACAGACGCTTCTGCTGTTTACTACTCAAAGTACACGGGAACTTCCGTATCTATCGTAACCGCACTTAAAGCGGTAGGCGAAACGGATACCAGTCTTACGCATAGAAAGAAAATTGCCACGGCAAACAGCATTTCTGGCTACACGGGAACGGCAGCACAGAATACCAAAATGCTCACTCTCCTTAAATATGGAAAGCTTGTAAAGGCTTAGAAATCAAGTGAACAGTAATTAGGCACTTATCAGAGATGGTAAGTGCCTTTTTTACTATATAGAAAAGATTAGAAAGGATGTGAGAATAGATGGCAACAGTTGATAGCTTGGATATAAAAATATCAGCAGACGCGAAAAGTGCTTCTAGTGCGATAGACTCACTTATG